AAGATCTACAAGTTTGGATATAATCCAGACGTAGATGGTACAGAAGAGACAGTTTGGGGACAAGGTGGAAACTACCCTTGGTTTGCAGGTGAACTAACAGTCTTCGTAAGTAGCTCAAGTGCAAATGACTCAGGTACAGGAACTGGAGCTAGGACTATCTTGATCCAAGGTCTGGATGAAAACTACGCAGAGGTAGAAGAGACTATAACACTTAACGGTCAGGCTCAGATCACATCTCAGTTATCTTACCTTAGAATTTATAGGGCCTTTGTTACACTTGCTGGATCAGGTGGTAGTGCTGCTGGTACAATTTATATTGGCTCTTCTGGAGCTACAGGTGGAGTGCCAAACACATCAACTTATGCAAGCCTATCACTAGGCAATCAAACTCAGATAGCTGCCTACACAGTACCTGCTGGACATACCCTGTATGTAGATGAAATAAACTTTACTGCTGCTGTATCTCAAGCTAACAAGCTAGTCACCTGTAAGTTCGTAAGTCGAGAGTTTGGTTCTAACGTATTTAGGACTAGGTTTATTCAAGTCTTACAGAGCAACCAACTGATACAGACATTTAAGTATCCACAGGCATTTGCTGAAAAGACTGACTTAGAGTGTAGAGCTTCTACAGATACAACTAACACTGCATTAGGAGCATCGTTTCAAGGTGTCCTAATAAAGAATGACACATAGGGTTTATTTAAAATGAAAGTTGGAGCTAAAGTATCTTGGAACTCTTCTGGTGGAACTGCTAGAGGAATTATACGTCAGGTAGTTCGAGACGGTAAAGTCCCAAACATACCAGTTAAAATAACAGGTACAAAAGAAGACCCTGCTGCTCGTATTGAGATTACTGATAATGAGGGTAAACCTACAGGGACAATGGTAGGACACAAAATATCAACGCTAAAGAAAAGCACAATGGATATTCTTAAGATGAAATATGCTAACGATGTATTTACTACGCTACCAGAAGCTGTGTCCCGTTCCATTGATATGGGACTTGATGGAGTTACTCATGTTTATAGCCACGATGGACAAGCTGTTTATATGCCAGCAGAAAGCCATGAGGCTTACTTAGACTACTATGAAGACAGTGAACCTATGGTTGAGCCTATGGAAGTCGAAGAGAAGCCCTCAGTGGACCGTATAGAGGCTCTCAGGGCTATCGTAGCAGAGGTACTTAAGACTGAATTTCATAAGGCTGATTATCAAGGCGAAAGTGTTACCCTAAATAAGCCTAGACGTACTGAAGGTGGCAACAAGAAGTTTGAAGTGTTTGTTAAGGATGGCGATAGAATAAAGAGGGTTACTTTCGGGGACCCTAATATGGAAATTAGACGGGATGATCCTAAAGCTCGCGCCAATTTTCGCTCTAGGCACTCTTGTGACACTAAGAAAGATAAAACAACTGCTGGTTATTGGTCTTGTCGTATGTGGGAAGCTGACACTTCAGTCAGTGACATGACTAAAGCAAGCATAGAAGGTAAGATATTAAAGACTGACGAAGAACAACGTATGGTCTATGGCTGGGCCTCAGTAGTAACCGAAAATGGTGAGCCTGTAGTTGACCGCCAAGGGGATGTTATAGAGGCTGGAACACTTGTGAAGGCCGTTAATGAATTTATGGAGCATGTGAGGGTCGGCAAGGCCATGCACGTTGGGGATCAAGTGGGTGTCGTTGTACATTCGCTTCCTATCACTAAAGAAATTGGTGATGCTCTTGGTATCCAGTCTGATCGTGAAGGATGGGTTGTCGCTTACAAAGTATTCGATGATGATGTCTGGGCTATGGTCAAATCTGGTGAACTCGCTGCGTTCTCTATAGGTGGACGTGCTATCAAGGAGGAAATATAACTTGCCCAATCTCCTGAAAAACTTGCACCTTGAAGAACTTTCCCTAGTGGATCGTCCAGCCAATGCTCAGGCAATGGTTAGTCTCTTTAAGCGTGACAATTCCAAAGAGGAAATTACTAAAATGACTGAAGAAATGGAAGCTAAAGTTTCTGCATACATGAAGGAATATGGCTGTGGACGCCCACAGGCTATGAAGGCTTTAGATATGTATATGGAAAAAGCTGAAGAGGTTGCTACAGATGTTGAAGCACCTGAAGTTGACGTAGAAACACTTAAAGCTGACTTTGAGCGTCTTTCTGCTGAGAACCAGCACCTTCGCAAAGGTTTGATTGATAATGGTTACGTTATTCGTGCCGAATCTATCGAAAAGAAAGCAGAAGAAGAAATGATGGACATTGATGGTGAGATGGTTGCTAAAAACGACATCCCAGCACCAGTTCTTAAAGCACTTGAGGCTGCTGAAGTAGCTAAACGTGAACATGAAATAGAAAAAGCTGATATTGAGCTAACTAAGAGTGCTGGTGAAGTTCTACCACACTTTGAAGTCAGTGCAGCTAAAACTCTTCTGAAATCTTTCTCAGAGGACAAAGGAATTATGGTAATGCTTAAAGCTGCTGACGCTGCTTTTGAGGCTTCCATGCAAGAATTTGGTAAGTCTGATGTAGACGGAGAGTTCGCTACTTCTGCTGACAAACTAGATGCTCTCGTAAAGTCCTATATGGACGAAAATAATCTCAAGAAGAGTGAATTTGCCAAGGCTTATGCTTCTGTAGCTAAGACTGATCAAGGCAAAGAACTCATCAATAAATCCTATAAAGGGGAATAATCATGGCTGTAACGCAATCACGCGACAACCGCACTCTAATCGCTGGTGCTGATCTTAGCGGTTCTCAGTTCTTATTTGCTAAGATGGACGCAGCAGCAAAAGCTGTTCTAGCTGGAGATGGTGAAGGAACTATTGGTGTTATCGAAGTAGGAGCCGCTGCTGGTAATGCTTGTACAATCACACACTCAGGCAAGGTTATGGTAATGTGCGGTGGCACAGTAACTATAGCTGATGACGTTGGTATTGACGCTGCTGGTAAAGCTGTAAACGCCGCTTCTGGTGACATCATTGTAGGCCGTGCCTATGAAGCTGGTGTAACTGGTCAAGTTATCGCAATCGAGTTGATCTTAGCAGCTAACGCTCACGCTTAATAGCTAATTAAAGGAAAATGTAATGCCACTATTGACACCATCAAGTGTACATATCGACCAGCCGTTGTCAAACTTGACGCTGGCCTATGTACAAGACCAAGCAACTTTTGTTGCTGACAAAGTATTCCCAGTTGTGGGCGTACAGCGTCAATCAGACAAATACTATGAGTATGACCGTGCCAACATGAATCGCTCCGGCGATGTTAAGAAATTGGCCCCTCGTACTGAAGTAAACCGTATTGGACAGAAGCTGTCTAACGCATCTTACTTTGCAGACGTATATGGTCTGGGTATGGACTTCGATGAGCAAACTCTTGCTAACGAAGATGCTATGCTAGAAATCCGTTCCGCTGGAGCGCAGACACTAACCAACCGCCTATTGATACATCGTGAGAAGCAGTTCGCTTCAACATTCTTTGTTAATGGTGTTTGGACAACAAGTGTTGCTGGTGCTGCTAACGGTGCTGGTGTTCCAGTATACTGGAATGACTACACTAACTCTACACCAATCTCAGATGTTACCACAGGCGCTCGTACTATGCAGTTGACCTCCGGTGGCTTCAAGCCAAACACAATGGTTGTTGGCAAAGAAGTTCGTGACATCTTGGTTAACCACCCTGACATCCTTGCACGTTTGAATGGTGGCTCTACCATCAACAACCCTGCATTGGTTACAGATGGTAAACTAGCAGAAATCTTTGGCATGGAAAACTTCCTTGTCATGGAAGCTGTTGAGAACACTGCTGCTGAAGGAATTGCAGAGTCTTCTGCCTTTATCGGTGGTAAGAACGCACTCTTGGTTCACACACCTCGCACCGCTGGTCTTATGACCCCTGCTGCTGGTTTGACGTTTGCTTGGAATAACATTCCATCAACTAATAACTTAGGTGTTACTGTTGAATCATACTCTGACGATGCTCTTAAGCGTCAGCAGGTTGCAGAGCATATCCAAGTTAAGATGGCTTACGACATGAAAGTTGTCGGCGCTGACTTGGGTTACTTCTTCTCAGCAATCGTACAGTAAGTCTAACTTACTACTAACGGGAAACCCTGAGCTTAGGCTTGGGGTTTCACCCAACTATAAAAGAACATAACAGTATTCATATAATGGAGAGTCAAATGCACCCTACATACTTGGGTTGGCAGGTCGATTGGCCTGTCTTTATTAAAATACCAGTTTCTGCCAATGGAAAGAACTGGAAACGTGGAGATCATTTCAACTGGTTAGAACGAAGCATGGATGAAGATAAAGTAGCTTCCTTGTACGTCTCCGGTTATTTGCACCACAATAAAGAATTAGAGGTTCAGACTAAAGTTGGTGACCGACTGTCTGAACTAGCTGGTAAGCAACTAGAGAGCCTAGTAAACTCATTGAATATTGAGGTTAAGAAAAGAACGTCTAGTAAATCAGAGTTTGACGCTAAGAAGTGTAAAAAGTCTAAGGTTGATGATAAACAACGTGGACTTGTTAGGCGCTTCCTCAATAATAACAACTGGGTTACAGAAGACTTCTACAATATTCGAGATAAAGTTCTCACTGAATAATAAAAACGGAGACTAATTATATGGCATGGTCTTACAATGCAGCAGATTTGAATACCACAACGGCTGCTGGTCGTATCAATACGGTACGACTTTTAGTAGGTGACACTGATACAAATGATCAACAGGTTGAGAATGAAGAGATTACTTTCTCTTTATCTGAGAATGGGGATAACGTGTACTACTCTGGGGCTTGGATTGCCCGTGCCATTTCTTCTAAATACTCACGAAAAGCCTTCCCCCAGATCGGAAGAGC